TTAACTCAAAACATTGATTTTGGTTCTGAAGGTTTAAATTTTAAAACTAATCCGCATGCTACACTAACAAACATTGCGTCAGTATTTTTTGTATTAGGCTAGTATGGCTGACAAACAACCGAAACGAAACAAAAAAAATTTCCGCCCCACTAAGTCTGGGGCGGGAATGACTAAAGCCGGGGTCAAGAAGTATAGAGCTATGAACCCTGGTTCTAAATTAAAAACTGCTGTGACAGGCAAAGTTAAAAAAGGATCTAAATCTGCAAAGCGTAGAAAATCATATTGTGCAAGAAGTGCGGGACAAATGAAACAGTTTCCAAAAGCTGCAAAAGATCCTAATTCAAGATTACGTCAAGCAAGAAGAAGATGGAAATGTTAAATGAAAATATCAGATAACACAGCGATAAGCATGCCCATGAGAAATCTCATTGGCCTAATCATGGCCATAGGGATAGGGATATTTGCCTACAGTGATTTGACACAGAGGCTGACTCAACTTGAAACTGCAAGACAATTAATGGAAGCTGACTTGTTAAAAAAAGCTGAGCAAACGCCCGTAAATCAAGAATTATACATGTTAATCGAGTTTCTATCTGGACAAAATGAGGTTATGGAAAAAGAAGTGCAATCTATTGAAAGTAATAATATAAATATAGAATTTATAAAAACTCAATTGGAAAAAATGCAAACAGACGTAGAACATTTAAAAGATAAAGTGAGGCAAAATGGAACCTACTAGTGTAATCGCAGTTGTGTTTAGTTTATGCATGTTTGTTAATGAGTCGTTGGACGGCCATATGATGACAGATGGACTATCAAAATGCTTGAAAGCAAAACGTGAAGCCGAACGAAATTTGGCAGAGGGAAGATCAAATGTTATTCGTTATGAGTGTGGTCAAGTCAAAGCAGAGCTTAGACCAGATGCAGAAGGAAATTTAAAAATATATAAAATTATTGAAGATAAATATTAATGGAACCAGTAACAATAGTGTACATAATATTTGGTGCTCTTTGGATAGCAGGCGCTATAACGTATTTATAGATTATGGCTACAAAACTTCCAAGCAACGAATATTTTACACCAGTTAAAAAAAGAACGAGCATAGGTAATTCATCTCGTTCAAGACCAAAAAATAAACATAAGAGATTGAATTGGAAAAAATACAACCGACAAGGCAACAGATAATAGAAGACGTTAGGCTTTGGTCTAAAAATTATTTGGAAGTATCTAATGTGCATTTAGGAGGATTACCTGCTTGTCCTTTTGCAAGAAAAGCTTGGGCTGATAATAAGGTTTGGATTGCTGTTAAAACTAAACATAGTACTTACAAAAAAGAATTAAATGATTGCTTAAAAAATCTTGATTTTAATAAAAAAGAAATATTAATATTTTGTGATCCATATTACAGTTATTCTCCTGACGAGCTTCATTTAGCTACAGAAGACTACAATGAATGGTATAACAGAAAAGACATGTATTTTATGAGTTTTCACCCTTCTAATCCAGCCACAGTAGAAGAACAGCAATTTCTTGTTTCTCCATCTGAGGAATTATTAGAGGAGGATACTTATCCTGAGTATAAATATTCTATGATGCTCATACAAAAGTTCTCGCAATTACAGCAAGCTTCTGATAAATTGCACAGACAAGGTTATTATAGTCAATGGCCTAAAGGATATTATCGAGACGTCGTAGTATCTAGAGAAGATAAATACAAAAAGATCAATGGAGGTCTATCATGATGGGTAAAAAGAAAACTGCTAAAATGATGGGTGGAGGCACTGTCAAAAAAACTGCAAGAATGAGAGGTGGAGGTCCTGTTAAAAAAAGAGCTGGAGGTCCAATTAAAAAAAGAGCTGGAGGTCCAATTAAAAAAAGAGCTGGAGGTCCAATTAATCAACATAAAGCTATGGCAATGGGAATGAAAGACGGAGGTACTATGATGTACTCTCGTGGTTATGGCGTAGGCGAAAAAGGTAAACGTACTCCAACAACAATTCTTGATGGAATGAAAAAAGGTGGAAGCGTTAAGAAAAAAGCTGGTAAGAAAAAACAAGGATACAAAGCTCGTAAAGATGAATCTATTGCTATGAGAGTTAAAAAGAAAAGAACTAAAAAACAATTAAAGGCAAGTGCAAATGAATCTTACGGTAAGTTTGGAAGTAAAGCTCGTAAAAAAGGCAAAATAAATAAATAATGCCAACTTATGCTAGCACTGCTAACTTTGATCTTTCTATTGATGAAATAGTTGAAGAAGCTTTTGAACGATGCGGTTTACAAGATCGTACTGGGTACCAACTTAAAACCGCTCGTCGTTCTTTAAATCTTCTTTTAGCTGAATGGTCTAATAGAGGACTTAATCTTTGGACAATACAAAAACAAACAGCAGCTCTTGCAGCAAGCACTACTTCGCTAACAGGCACCGCATTGTTCGGTGCTACGGCAGATGACGCTTCTCAAATTGTAGAAATTACGGATATGGTTATTCGTGATTCAAGTAACAATGAATATTCATGTTCTCCTATTAGTCGTTCAACATATTTAAACTACACTGTTAAAACTTCTGGTGGTAGACCTACACAATATTATTTTGAAAAAACAATTAATCCAACTTTATTTTTATATCCTGCCGCTGACACTGCTTACACTGTTGTATATTATGCGATGTTACGAATGAAAGATTCAGGTGCTTATACCAATAACAATGAGATTCCTTTTTCTTTTTTACCGTGTTTAACAGCAGGTCTTGCTTATTATATAGCTTTAAAATATGCTCCCGAAAGAACACAAGTTTTAAAATTAGTATATGAAGAAGAATTTAGAAGAGCAGCAGATACTAATAGAGGAAATGTAAGCTCACACTTTGTACCTAAAATAGGAATTACTGCGGGGACTTATTAATGCCTCGTTATTCATCAGGTAAATTTGCTTTACGAATTTCTGATCGTGATGGTTTTGCATATCCTTATAATGAAATGGTACAAGAGTGGACAGGTGCTTGGGTACATCGATCAGAGTATGAACCTAAATCTCCTTTATTAAATCCAACCAATCACCCAACCGATGCACAATCTTTACAACATGCTAAACCACAAGTGGTTAGTGTTACTATACCTCTTGGAGGTATTTACATAAATGATGAACCTACTTCAACTACCATGAGTCAAGGAGGTTCCAATGGTGTTTCTCCTGCAATTGGTGCTAATGGTTTTCAAACAGTTATGCAAACTATACAACAATTTAATCCTATTCCTGCACCAGGTGCTTTAGAAACAGTTCAAGTAAGAACTATGCAACCTTTAAACGGCAGTTCACAAGCCAATCAAGATACTATAATGAATACACAACTGGGCACAGCAACGGTAATAATATCATGAGCACATATGCAGAAGTAGTAGAACAAATTAGAAGTTATACAGAAACATCTAGTGATGTTTTAACAACAACAATAGTTAATGATTTTATTAATCAAGCAGAACTTCGTATATTTAGAGAAGTAGATCTTGATGTATTTAGAGCTTATCAATTTACAACATTAACACAAGGTAATGAGTTTGTTACATTACCCGGTGCTACTCCAACAACTATGGCTTTTGTTAGAACAGCAGCTATTTATCCAACTGCAGGAACAGATGCTAACGAAAGAACTTATTTGTTACAAAAAGATATTAGTTACATGACTGAATATTGGCCTAACAGAACATCACAAGGTAAACCTAGGTACTATGCTATGTGGGATCAAAACACAATATACCTTGCTCCAACCCCTAATTCAGCATATAAGATAGAATTAGCTTTAAATCGTAATGAAACAGGGCTTTCTACTACTAACACTACGACATGGGTTAGTCAGAATGCACCACAAGTTTTGTTATATGCTTGTCTTATTGAGGCGTTTAAATACCTCAAAGGACCATATGACTTGCTTGCCCAATATGAAAAAAGTTATCAAGAGGCTCTTAAGCGCTTGCAAATTGAACAACAAGGAAGAAGAAGGAGAGACGAATACCAAGACGGTGTTATTCGTTTACCTTTGCCTTCTCAAAACCCATAGGAGATAAAAATGGCTATATCACAAGCAGTGTGCAACTCTTTTAAAGCAGAGCTTTTAGAAGGGAAACA